CGGCCAGCGCTTCAGGCGAAGGAGGATCGTCCCAGAACACAATCACGTCTTCCATGATGTCGTGGCTGTGACGAACGCGCGCATCCTTCGACGTACGCCATACGTAGCACGGAATGCTAAGGTCTTCGGCACGCGCCTGCGTAAGCGCGGACGACGCCTTCTGCGACTCGGTCCGCGCAATCAGCCGCACGCGGCTACGCAGCAACTCGGGGAACCTGGTCCGCATCATCTTGGCGATGGTGGCCGGCCGCGCGCCTTGCTGCGTAGCCTTCGCAATCTCTTGCGTAAGCTTCGTGGCTTGAACCAATGGAAGCGAGTGAATGTACTCGGCATTGTCTTTCACAAGTTGCCTCACTCGCCGCCCGGTCGCGCCTTGCAGTTCCTGCCGCAGCAGTTTGTAAAGCTTCGCGCTGCGCATGTGCTTCGCCGCGGCTTGGCGCCATGTCTTCATGTTGACGGCGCTTACGGCTTGTACCATTTTGCGCGCCAGCCAGTTCGACGCTTCGTGAATGTCGGCTTGCTGGCTGCGCGCCGCGATTTCGGCCAACCATTGCTCAGGCGTTTTATCGGCGAGCTTCGGCGGCAGAACGCGTTTGGTTATTTTGGCGATGCCGGCTTCATAATCGTGAATGAGGCGCTTCGGTATACCGCCGAGCGGTGGGAGTTTGGTTGACACGATGAACTACTTCGCCCTCGCGCCATCAAGCACTGCGTCGAGTGCGCGGTGCAACGCGGCGCGGTCGGTGGCGGGCTTCTTCATGCTTTCTTGCGGAGCCATGGCAATGTTTTGTGGGCCGAACTCATGTTCGGCCTTGATGGTGGCGGTGCGAACGTTGGGTGCTTCAATCTCGTGCCTATTCCCGGTTTTGGTTATGACGTAATATACAGGCATCACTTCACCCCTTTCGCAATCGCCGACACGTACTCGGCGCTTAACCAGATGTACCGCCATCCCATTTCATGCAGCAACGGGTCGGGCTTCACTTTAGCGACCGCGCCATGCGCCAAGCGCAAGAACCCAGCGTCAGAGCCTTCGACCGGCGCTCCGGCGTGTCGCAGTTTCCTGAGCAACAATTGGTTGAACTCGTGCGGCGTGCCGTGCTTGGCGACGTGCAATCCAAGTTCTTGCGCGCTGAGCCAGACGGCGATGGGCTTATCGCAACGGTCGTGTTCGATGGCGGCAAGCGATTCTGCCTGCGTCGCCTCGCGGTCTTCTTTCACACGGTCTGCGTAGCGGTCTGGAATTTTGATTTCCGCCGCGCGCTTCAAATCCGTGATGCCGATAATTTGCGTGTCGTCGCGCTTGTTAGTTGGCACGTGCAACCTCCATCAAAGTAATGCCTTCGACAACCGATGAAACTTCTTCGGCGTTCCAACTCCACAGCACTTTGTCGTCGGCGTCAAGAAATTCCCACCGGCCGTTGATTGACTCGCATGGACGGTGAAAATCGACGGCGCGAACGATGTGCCGCACGCCGTCATGCAATGTTACTCTGAAGTTTCGCATTTGGCTCCGATGTAAAAAGAAGGCGGTCGGTGTCTCTCAGGTTCCAACCGCCCAGGAGGAACTCAGAATGTCTTTCGCGCAGGCTGGTATGTTTCAAGATCGTAGTCCTGCGGCGGCAGATGCTGCGCGCGGTACCAGGCGAGAAGAACGGCGAGCAACGTAGCGAAGCCGTAAGACCCCGCGCCATCCGTGGCGCGTTCGTCTTTCGCGTACGACCGTAAGGCCGTACGAAGCGCGTCGGACGCCGCAGAGCGGTCCCGGACGCTGCGGCGGAGCACTGTGGCGTCGCTCGCGGGCGGGTTATGAAGCGGATGTCGCTTACCGTTACCGCATAACCTGCACGCACCCGCTGCGTAGTAATTTTGAAACGTATGAGGCTTTTCCGGATCTTGTACGTCCTTCGCCCTCGCGCCAACCTTAAACGCCACCATCAACCTCCCGTTCCGTACACGCGCCACGCCGGTACCTTGCCGTGAAGGCCGTAGCGCACCATGTCGCATTCGTCGTCTTCTTGTTTCTTCGGCTCTTCTTCGCCGCGCTTGGCGGCTTTGTCGTCCCAAGCGTAAGTAGGAATGCGCTTGTAAGTACGCGGCGCGCCGGTCTTGGATATACGGAAAGCCCGCTTGGCCAGCATGGTGCTGACGGTATGAATGCCTTCGTTGACGGCGTTGTCCGCATCGACGACCCAAAAGCCGCGCATGAGGAGCTCAGCGCGCAGCGATGCGGCCTCCGGAGGCAGGCGAACCTCGCAGCCTTTCGCGCCGAATGTTTCGAGCATGTCTGCATATTGACCGTCTGTCAACTGTTTACGTTCCGCGCGCGAATCCCAGCATTGTTCGCGCGTCAGCCAGATTATGCGGCCGTCATCGTAGAACTCGCCGTGTGCCTGTACGTGGTCGACGCCGGGATCGACCGCGTACCAATGATCGATGTGGCCGGCATAACCGCCGGGGCTGAGAAGCCCGAGCGGCGGCTCGTCGAACGTGTTTAGCTTGTCGTCCCAACTGTCACGGTATATCGAGCCCTCGGCGACGACCCAGAGCCCGTCGATATAGCGCAGCCTGTATACGCCGGACTGCGAAGCGACGATATCGGACTTTGCTTCGTCGCTGAGGTTTGGATTGTCGGCAAGCGTGAAGTGAATGACTTCAAGCCGGCTTGCGAAGTCCGGCGAATCGATGACTTCCGATTTGAGATAGCAGTAAGGATTGCCTGGGTTCGTGGTGCCGAGGAATCGCGCGCCATCCGGAGACATGCGCATCCACACTTGCGCAAGAAACGATTTCGGAAATTCTACAATCTCGTCGCCAATGAATACGCCGATGGTAGAACCGAGGATTTTCTTATACGATGCTTCGTCCTTCGCGCCCACCACGAAGTATTGCTTGCCGTAGAGCCAGAGCTCGCCGGTCTGCATGTTGTAGCTGTAAGCGTCGCGGCCGACGATGGCGAACAGGTCGAGAAGCATGTTGCGCATCACGGAGTCTTTGCTCACTCCGGCGATGAACCGCTTGCCAGGCACTTCGTACTGCGAATACTGTACGATGACCTTTGCGTCTGCCATGAACGTCTTGCTGCTGCGGACGCTGCCCTCTGCGATGGTGTACTTCTTGTCGTGCTTCGGATGACGCGTGATGAACGCGTGCGCCTTGCGTCCGAACGGCTTCATGATCGGTTCAATGGGCTGCACCGCGGCGCTCATTCCTTCGGCCCAGCATTCAGCGCCGCGAACAAAGCATTAAGTTGTTCGTTCGGCGCGTCGCCGCCAGGCTGCGCGTGATGGCCGTGTTTCTTCGGCATCAAGTGCGAGAGCGTCCATTGGCGCGTCGCGATGCGCAGCTTGCGATGTTCAAGCATGTCGTACTTTTTAACTTCGGTCGTCGTTTGCAGTTCGCCGGTCACCGGGTTGATCGATTCGCGCGTCGTGATTATTTCGCCGATCTGCGGCTCGTCGGCAATGCGCTGGTTCTCTTCTTCAAAGCGCGCAACCATGAGTTGCTTGGCGTTCTTGTACAACGTAGAAAATGGGTGCTTCGGGTCACCAATCCATTTGAACATCGTAACGTCGCTCGGCATGCCGTCCATTTCGGCGATCTTCATAATGGATATACCGGCGACCAGTAGATCATATATCCGCGCGCCAAGCTCTTCGGTGTATGCCGTGAATGGGTACAGAAGCGGCGGCCGCGATGCTTGAGCCACGGCCGCGCGCGCGGCAATTGCTAGGTGTACTTCTTCGCTCGCGGCCCGCTTCTTTGCGTGCACCACCGCAAGCTTTTCAGCTTTGGTGCTTTGCTTACCAATTCTCTTGGAAGGTTTCCATTGGCGCGCTCCCGCGGCGGACGCTGGCGCGCCTCGCTTCTTGGCGGGTGCCATGTAGACTCCTTATGGATTAAGCGCGCATGCGCAGGTTGAATGAGTTCCTGCGCATGCGGCGCGTGCAGCGGCGGCGAGTGAGGTGAAGGCGTTCTGCTCATTAAAGGCGATACGCCCGTGATCGCGGCCGATGCAATGTGGAAGAGGTCAACGCCGCGGCGCTAAACCCCAAGTCTTGAATCCTACGATGGCGCGGCCGTCGAAGTCGTGGGCCTGCACGGGCCGCCATATAGTCACGCGGTTGGCGACGATCATCGTTACCGGGCTTTTGCACATCGTGTCTTCGCCGCCGACCCATCGATGCTCGCCCGACTTAACGAGCTCAACAGCTTCGCGCTTTTTACAATGGTGATGCCATGCGCACTTCGGCCATTGTCCCCAATTCTCTAACTGACCGGCTTCTTGCGGCGACAACATGCAAACTTCCAATGTGAGATAGCTCCAGGTGCGTGGCGGACTATAGCCCGGCGAATGTCGTTCGCCGATACGTAAAGCGCGTCGAGCGCCTTACGCGGCGCGTCGACCGTCCAGAGCCAGCGCGCCGCGGAGTTACTAAGGTGGTTCGGTTGCGTATGAATGAATCATAAACCACAAGCGACCCTTTTGGCGGGAAAAGAAATACCCGAAGGGACACCTGATCCGACTATTAGCGTAACGGCTTTAATTTCAACGGTTTGCGTGTTATGTTAGTTGCATGTGAGTTATCTAGGTTGTTGATTTTATTACCTTTATAAACTAACTACTAATAACTAACATTAAATTGATATTGTATAAATACATAAGATGATATGTAATATATTACGTGTATATTCATAAATATATAATCCGGTGATTTTTGAAAGTATTGATAGTTTGATAGTTAATCCTTTATTTTCAACGACTTAGAGGGTGGCTGTGTCAGCGTCCGGCCACCTGACATTATAAAGCCTTCTTTTTCAATCGCATACGGCGATTTACGTCGTATTTTTAACTCCTCGTTTGTAAGTCGCGGGCGTCGCCGGACGGCCGATGGTATAATCGTTTACGTAACCTATTACACGGCTAAGTCATCGAACTGAGGACTTAGTACATGAAAGGAATGCTTTGCGAACACGCTTAGTATGCACGTTGTCGCTTCCAATCGTTCTTTATGACACGGTTAAAGCGCTGGCGGCCGACGCCGCGGCGCGCCCCGATCTTTTAGCGGAATTGATTCCTGCCGCCCCACAGATCAGCCCACCAATACTTGATAAGCTGGGTCTTTTGCCGGCCGATTACGACGCACTGCGCAGCTTGGCGCAGGATCACGGCGGACGCAAAGGCGAGGATCTTGTATCGTTCGCCATGTTGCATCCTGCGGTCGGCGCGGCGGCCGCGCGCTTGGTGCGTCGCGCGGTGACCCAAAACAACAAAGTACGACGCACGAAGAAGCCGGTTATCAACGTTAGCCGGTTGGTTGAAGCATTACTGCTTAAAGGACTCGGGAGTCTGAATGCAACCGCTAAGCCTGGCGCAAGTTCGCGCCGCCATGCTGGAAAAACTGTCAAGGAGCCTGCTCGGTCCTAAGCACGTCAAGGCGCTGCGTCTTGAGCCCATGACAGAAGAAATGGCGCTAAAGGCGAAGCTTGATCGTCCGTGGGCTGGATTCAAAATTCCTTACTTCAAGCCAGACGGCTCCATAGATCCAACGTTTTATCGTTATCGATTTTGGCCTGAAGCCAGACCGTCAAAAGGATGGGCTTCTGTTGCGTCGC